AATTAATTACCAAACAATGTTGCTTAATGTAATTCTGCCGCAATGTGTTTTTTTTCTGCCCTCAAGATATTTTGGAAAAGTAGGAGCAAACATTTTGCCGCGTGGTGATATAAAAATTAGCCAGTTGTTATCTAGCAAATAGTTTGCAAAAAAACTATTGCTTTCATAAGATTCGTGACTTGCTGTTGCGCTTACTACAATATAATCAGCGCCTTTATCTCCTTCCAGTTTTGAATTAAGAGATGAAACCTCAAATTTTGAAAAAACATCGCTATCTAATGTTTTTAAAATGTTGCAGTGTTGTTGCTCAGTTTGTAAAAGGTTTAATCTTGCTTGTTGTGATTTAGTTATGTTCATATTTTTCTCCGTTATATTAAAAAGTTGTTTCGATGTACAATTGCAAATTGTACACAAGTTTTTTGCATAATATAATATAAATGCAAAATATTTTTGCATAAAGCATACCAAAATAACACAAAGTGCATAGGAATAGGGGTTGTAGAGGCGCATAAAAAATGCGATTTTTAGTATAATTGAGGGATCGAGTTATGCAACTATGTAAATTTTATGAAAACTAGCGCTACAGGCCAGCTGTGACAAGGGGTTATGAGATGTTCGAATCACCTCGGGCGCACCAATTTTTCCTTTAAAATCAACAACTTAAAAGTATGTAAAGTAGTCAAATTCCCATGAATTGCCATAGATTCCCCTCCATTTATGCAAAAAACATGCAAACTTAATCTAAAATTAATCTTTTTTGACGAACTCCAAGAGTTTTTGAGTTTTAGTATCAAGATCCGTAAATGCTGAATCAGCCTTCCAACCAGCATTACTTTTGTTTAAAACATAAGAAGCGTAAGTCTTTAAAGTAAAGCCAACATCAGTATGCCCCATTTGCTGACTAATAAATGCTGCGTTCTCACCCACTGATAAATTTATAGTGGCATAAGTGTGTCGTGTTTGATAGGGTTTACGGTATCTAACGCCTACATTCTTGCATAAAAGTCTAAATCTTTGACGAATTGGGGTGCTACCTGTCCACATCTCTTTAGTGTATGGATTGACAAAGATCTCAGCATTTTGCGGCTTTGTGTGCTTTTTTTGACAGTCTAGTGCATAGATTGCTGTTGGTGATAAATGGATAACCCTGTAAGCTGCTGGCGTTTTAAGGCCGCTAACTTTGTAATCAGCATCACTAAATCCTTTATCAACACGAATAGTTTTCATAGTTTCACTGTAATCTTGCCAAGTTAAAGCAATTTGCTCAGATGGCCTCAGACCAGTGAAAATAGCAAAACGCAGATAATTTGAAAACTCATCGCCATAAGATAATAGAGCTTTTATCTCTTCTTTTGTAAATGGATCGTGTTTATCTAATTTATTCTTTTTAGGTAAACCATAAACTGTAATGCCTTTGAGTGGATTTTCTTTAATTTTTTTCTCTAACACTGCAAGATCTAGTGAAACTTTTAGCGGCGAAAGAATATTAAAAAGTGTGCTAGTCGTTACTTTTTTGCCGTAATAATCTGCCCATTTATAGACATCATCAGCATTAATTTCGTCAACACATATGTTGCCAAATGCTGGTGTTAAAACTCTTTTAATAGTTCTTTTGTTATAAACATAAGTTGCCTGTGCTAATGGTGTCTTATTTAGCTTAGGTATTCCCGCTAGGCGAACTTCATTAGCGTATGGAAGATAATCTTTTAAAAAAGCGCCGCCAGTCGGTATGTATTTATTTGCTTTTTTTGACTCTGGAAACCAGCGTTTGTAATCAAACGTGCTATCTCTTATTTCACGTTTAATGTCATAAACAGCTTCTGCTGCTATTTGCCAACTCTTCTCTTGATCGGGATCACATTTGATCTTCTCAAATCTTTGTTTACCTTGATAGGTAAAGTTAATTCTGAGTGCAGATTGGCTCTGGTAATTGACTCCGTTGTATTTAGCTTCCCAAATATGTTTTCTACCCATTCGTTATACCCCTCCACTGATATTAAAATGCGGCCATCTGGAGCTTTAACTGCAATACCATCTGACCAAATACCTTTAGCAATCTTATGTCTTATTGCTTTTTCAGAATAGCCTGTTTCTAACGCCATAGCTGAAATTGTCTTGTATTTAATCATGAATTATAACCTTATTTACGAATATGCAAAAAGACTTTGCGTCATTCACTTGTTTTTGTAAAATATTTACCCATATTTGCTTTGTCTTGATCATGAATGACTTTTTGTATATTTTCTACAGTCATTTCTTCAATTTCTAAGTCAGCTTCCATCAAAAGAATAAGTTTATTTATACATTGTTTGCATTTGTATAAATCTTCCAATGGATCTTTTGGATTTTTAATGTCATACCTAACAATATATTTAATAATGTTAGAAGCTAAACCATTACGATCATGTGAGTAGCAAAATTCTTGGACATCAATGCCTTTAGTGTAATGAGAGGGGTTTATAAATTCGTTATAATCAATGCTCATATAAATCTACTCCCTAATTGGTGACTAATCATTACAAAATAGACAATTGCTGTTACTTCAATAACAAACCCTATAGTCCAAATAATTGCTACAGTAAGTATTACTTTATTTTGTGTGTCTACGCTCATTTTTCTCCTTTAAACCATTTTCCGAACAATAATCGGTACAGCTTGCCTTCTTCAGTATCGGTTCTGTAAAAAGGGTGATTTTTTTTAATCTGTTCCGCTTTCTTTTTCTTTTCTACCTTTTCTGGGTTTTTGTAAAGATCAGACATTTTTAAATTAGCTTTTTGTTTTTCTAAATCAGCAGCCTTTTTATAACCGCCAATAACGTGTTTGCCTTTAGGTGCTAATACAATCTTAGATTTTTTACTTTGTTTTAGTCGATGATTGACAGCTGCTCTGCCTAATCCAGTGTGATCTATTATTTGCTGCACAGTCATTCTAATCTTGCCGCCATCAAGACTTATTATTTGTTGTTTTCTACCCATGTGATATACCCTCTATAGATTCAATAATTAAGGTTTTGTCTTTAAGAAAACCATCACAATCCGTTAAGCTAGAATCTGAGCAAGTCAACAATGACTCGTTCGGCTCACAAACTGTGTTTTCGGCGCAGCTGGTTAAAACTAACGCTAGTATTGAAAATCTAAAAAGGGATGTCATCTTCGTCTTTTTTTTGTTCTTGTTGTTGTGGCTGCCTAGATTTGTAGCCACTCATATCTGGATATGGAAACTTTTGTTCTTCATTGCCAACAGGTTTTTTATCTAAAAATAGCAATTGGCCTGTATAGCCAGCAACAACCGTTTCAGTTGTGTAACGATCTTGGCCAGATTGATCTTGCCATTTTCGAGTTTGCAGCTTACCTTCAACATACACTTTTGAGCCTTTATCTAAATACTCAGCAGCTCGCTCTGCGGTTTTTCCATAAACAGCTACTTTATGCCATTCTGTCTTTTTAATTCTTTCTCCACTCTGGCGATCTGTCCATTCCTCTGAAGTAGCTACTGATAAATTAGATACACTCTCGCCTTTACCTGTTGTGTTAAGAGTTGGTTTATCTCCTAAATTACCCACAATAATCATTTTGTTAATACCCGACATTTGAATCCTTAAATAAAATAAAAAAACGCTGTTTGAGGCAAAGTACAGCGCAAACTTTTGAAAAGGATTATGAACAACCCTAGCCTTTCATTATGCAGCTATAAAACTGCATAGACTTGATCTGCAAGCGTTTCTTTTTTAAGCCGCTTATCAAGCTCTAGTCCATTATCATGGCCAATTTTTTCAAGATCGGCTTTAGACATTTCCATTAAAAATTCCTTATTTAGTTGTTTTGACCAAAAAGGCAGTTTAAATTTTTTTCTCATAAGTTCTCCTTAACATCTACCCGTACAAACATCAGAACCATTGCCATATGCAGAGCATTCACAATCCATATTGATAGTCACTGGCGTAATTAATTTATTTGAAATAGAGCAATAACGTCTTGGACATTCGATCACATCCAAAGTTTTTTTCAGATCATTTAATCTGCCACTTATTGCATTAATTTCAAGACCAGTGAGCTTCATAAGCTCTCTGCCAGATAAAGGCGCATCAACAGCCTCTAATGCGCCCAAGATTTTTTCTTTTTGTGAAATATCTTTGCCGCTGTTTTTTAGATCATCGTAAGCTAACTTACTCGTTGTCGCTGTAGTCATGTTGTTCTCCTTGATTTATATATGTGATGATGTAACTTAAAATGCCTTCTACAAGGCGTGCATTAGACTTATTCAGTCCAATCTCGATGGAATATGTATTTGTATTTGGCTGCGCCAATACCGTTGCATGTATTCCGAATAAGGTAACAAGATCAAGGATCTGATCTCGTTGTGCTGCGTGTAAATCATTGAGCCAAAGATTCATAAGATAAATCCAGTAGCTAAACCAATGACAAAACCAACTGCCATAAAATAACGGCCTATTTTTTGTTTACGTTCAAAAAATCGTATTTGGTAAGGAAGTAAAAATGATGTTTTGCGTGATCTCATAATAACCATCCCTGTGAAATGCAATATGGGAGGTAACCAACTACTAAGCCAAGTAGAAAATACGTTGAGCGTATTCTTGGCCTTTTGTAATGCTCAACTATGAGCTTGTTTTGCTTTTTGTTACTCATGTAAGTTCCTTTCTATAGATCAATTACTGGAACAATATACCAAAAAGATTTGCATTAATATACTTAAATGCAAAATTATTTTTAATTTACATAAGCAAAAGGCGTAAAAAAACCCGCCGTAGCGGGTTTTAGACACACTGCAAATTGTGATTTATCTAAAGAATTTTGCTAAATTGTGATTATCTGGACAAACAATTAAACAATTAAAGGCAATGTTTTTCATGTTAATTTCTTTGCCTTTGTATGGAATCCAACATGTCATTTCAATCAGATCCCAAATCAAATTGCTGGCTAAACCAGCATCTTCAACTTTAACCATCCATTCTAATCGGTTAGGTACTTTTAGCTTTACTAATTCATCGAGTGTATCTTTACAAACATCATACCAAGCACCGCCCATTTCTGAAAATTCACCCATTGTGTATTTGTGCGTGTTTAGCAGATCATGAGGCAAATCAATGCCTGTTTTCTGAGTAAATGCAGTATCAACTGCAACTACTTTATTTTGCTCTTCTATCATTCGACTAACTCCTTTCTGTACTTAGAGATGTTTACAGCAAGTGGAATACTTCTGTAAGTACCATCTATGTTTTTAACGTGGCTATTTCCACAAACCTTTAAATTCTGTTGGGTAAAGGTTTCCCATAACTTCAACGAAGTTTTAGGTGAGTTTTTTAAGAGGCAAGAACCCAAGCCTCTACTTTTTTAACGGCAGTTTACCGCATCTGTAAGTAGAGGTCGTGAACCCTTCTGTATTAATTTGTTTATCGCTGCTTGCAGAGTCAGTCGATAAGGCTCGCTTGTTATAGGTGTCTAGCCTCTCTGCACCTTAGTTCAAATTGAACTCTTTTTTATTTAAACATAAAAATTTACTTATATGCAAAAATATTTTTAACTATCAAATTTTTTGATAATTTTGCCGTGTAAAACTTCATCAGCTGAGAGTATTGGCTGCTCACCCGCTGGCGTACTAATAATCCATACAGATCTTGAAAAATCAATATCTGTTGGCCTGTCAGTAGCTAGTAACTCATGTATTTGCTCGTTGCTTTGATATTGTTGTGAGTTACCACGCATTAGGTAGTCAACAGTGACTCCTAATACTGCTGCTAGTTTATCAACATACATAGGCGCACGTTTAATCTTGCCTTGTTCTAGGTTGCCTATATTTTGAAAACTAAGATCTTTACTAATCTTAGATGCAAGCTCACCTTGCGTTAAACCGAGCCTATCTCTCTCTTTTTTTACACGATCTCCGATTGTTTCTATTTTTCTCATAAATACCCAAAGTTTGAAAACCAGACAAAAAATGCAAAGAATCTTTGTATATAATTCATCACATGGAAGAATTAATAAAACATTTTGGAACACAACAAAAACTCGCTAGAGCTTTAGACTGTCATCATCAAAACATACAGTATTGGCGGAAAGTTGGTCTACCTGTTAAGCGTGCTATTGAAATAGAACGTATTACAGAAGGCCGATTTACACGCCAGATGTTGTGTCCAGATATATTTAATTAACACAAAAACATTTTGCATAAAACACATAGGATACTCTTTTGTTTACTAAAAATGCAAAAAAGTTTACTAAATTTTATAACAACGCATGAATAAAGAATTTGCACACGCTTTTGAAATTTGTAATTCACGTTGCCCATTAGTGCGTGAATGCGGCAGATCTCATATTCATTTTCAAAAGCACAAGATCTTAGAATACCGCGTGGTTTCATTTAAACCCAAGAGTGGTAAATGCTTATCGCAGATCGAGCTTACATCATTACAAGAAGAGGATATAGATTGAAAATATTTGAAGAATTAAGCGACTATTATGTCAAGATACCTAATGAATTAGTTAATGATCGCACGATCTCTTGGAAAGCCAAAGGTTTGTTTTGTCACATGGCTAGTAAGCGAGATACTTACAATTTTACAGTTGGATCTTTAGCAACACAATTTCCAGATGGTAAAGCGGCTATATTTTCAGCATTAGAAGAGCTAAAAAACAGAGGATGGCTTATTTACACAAAGCGTGCTAATGGACACGGTAAATACAAACTTACAACAACATTAGAGCCAAAAGCTGAAAATCAGATTGAGGCTTACCCAGAATCCGATAATCGGACAAAAGACACTGAGCCAGAATCCGATAATCGGACAAAACAAGCAAAGCCAAAGTCCGATAACCCATATATGGGTTTTCCCATTATGGGAAATTCGGATGGTATTAGTAATAACGATGCTGTTAGTAATAAAGATTTATATAAAGGCGATGCAGAAAAAAGCAAAGATAAAAACCAAAAGCCAGTGCAAGATGCAATTATTGCTCAATCTACAGGAATGAATCTAGAACAAATCTTATTGAAAAATACAGGAGGTGATGTAAATGTCAAACACTAAAGTTAATCACAAAGGGGTTGCTGAAGAGATATACGAATACTTAACACATGAGTATAAATTCTTAGTGCATAAACACATGACACTAGAAGGCTGTATTAAAACGCTTACTTCTAAATTAAAGCGTTTGACAGATCATCAAGTTGACTTTTGGCTAATGGCACTAAGGGAGATAGGTATGCACAAAAGCGATAACGCACCAACACCTTCTGAGATTATTGCTGCCATCATAGCTAAGAGTAAAGAGTTTAAGCCAGTTATTGACAATCACCTTGCTATCAACACTATTGTAGAGAATGTCATTGATTATGAAGCATTATGGCGTTCATCTAATGATCAGCAAAAGCATGATTTTTTTATTGATAACAGGTTTCATAAAGTGCCACCCTATATTCGCTATTGGTTTGTCAAATACAACGAAGAACATAGAGGCTGGAGTCCGCATGAATCACACATGATGATTAAGTATTGGGCGCTGCCCTTTACACATGCGAATGAAGGCGCTGTGATTAACAACCAAAAGGAGATCATGAAATACTTTAGGGAACGTATTAATGGCTAAAAAAATGATGCACTGGCTGCGTATGAAGCAGCTAAATGATGTGACAGAGATTGCTGAAGAGATGCAGAAATGGTGTGAGTATCTTGCACATTCTGCACGTCAAGGTGATATGAAAGAAGTGAGAGAGAGTTTTGAGAAGATGGAAGAGCTGTTTAACAAAGCAAAGGGAGAGTAATGGGATTACTTAAAGATGTTGAGAATAGGATGGGTGAGAGTGTCACAACAATCATGAATCGTAACGCAGTAGAAGGCAAATCAATTAAACATTGTTCATTGGTCATGGATGTGAGTTATTCAACTGCTCACAGGTGGGCAAATAAATACAGTGTTAAGTTTGATCGATACAACAGAAACAAATGGAAGTTTAAAAGTGTTTAATGTTAAAGGTGATATGAAGCCTATCATAAAGCATTTAAGTAAAACGCAACATAAGCAGATCCCTTTTGCTGCGGCGCAAGCTATTAACAACACACTGTTTGACATTATGAAGGCTGAAAAAGCTCAGCTGCCTAAGAAGCTGGATAGGCCAACACCATTCACATTAAAAGCATTTCGAATCAAGAAGGCTAAGAAAACTGAATTGGTTGGAAACATACACGTTACGCCAGAGCGCTACAAGTATTTAAAGTATGCCATTGAAGGCGGCACGCGCACTGGCAACATAGGTGTGCCAACTAAGCATGCCAAGCTCAACAAGTATGGAAACATTCCAATGCGTAAGAAAGGCTTAATTAAGAACAAACGACAGTTTATTCAAACGATCAATGGCGTATCTGGCGTATGGGAAAAGTCAAAGTCTGGCTTAAAGCTAATGGTGGCATTCGAAAAAACTGTGAACTACGAAAAGCGTTTTCCTTTTTATAAGATTGCTGAAGGCGTAGCGCGTAAGAAGTTTCAGCGTAACTTTCAACGCACGTTAAGACGTGCAATACAAACAGCAAGATAATGATGGGGGGTGGTATGACATATCTAATAAAGAAAAGGTACTATCAGAGATATGCAACTGAGTCTTTCTTCTCTCTCACCC